TTATTTTAACTGGAAGCCGATGACTTTTCCACCAATAACGAAAAACTCAACATCGGCCAATCTACGCTCGGCCATCAGAACAGGAGCCGCGAATTTCTCCATCTCGTCTTGTTTGGCTTTCTTGAAACTGGTGACAAACTTGTCTTCCAGACCGCTCTCGGCATCTGTGAATGGAACCGCAAGAGCAAGGTTTCCCTTCTCCACAACATCTGCCCGATTCTTGTCGCTATGAACAATCATCCCGCCTTCCAGCACATAGACCATCGCAGATTTGCCCACTCGGAAGTAGTACTTGCCTCCGCTGAGTTCATAGTCGGCATAGTGAGTGCTAACATTAACACGGGATGTTGCATCTTTGTTGGAATAGACAATACAAAATTCTCCCTTGACCAGTTGTAGATTAAGAGTATGAGCACCGAATTTAGCCTTTTGAGGGTTGGCGTTGAGATTCTCAACTTCCTGATCAAATGAAAGAACTGCAAAAGATGAGTTTGATCCCACTTGAACCAACGGGCCTCCAGAAAAGAAAAATGCCGTGGCATTGTTGGGAGTTAACTCAAGGACAGCATTCCCCGTCTGGTAGGTTTTTCCAGCCTCAAGTCGATTGGTTGCATTCCCACCCGCCTGAGTCACGAGAACACAATCTACACCACCATCCACGTAGAATACGCCATTCGTCAAATCTGCTCCAACCAAGGTTGAAGCAAATACCATCATTGCCATCAGTATTGCTTTCATCGTATAGGATAAATATCCACCTAAAATATCTTTACTCCTGTCTATTTCTGTGGTATTATACCGCCAATGAATGATAAAGTCAAGCCAAAATTATTTTTGCCCATTTTGATGGTATTTTTGAGATAATGATTAGTACTTATTAGTATGACAACAAATCTCAAATCTCATCACGGCGTCTATAAAATAGCCAATCTTCTAAATGGTAAATTCTACATAGGATCGACAACTACCCCATTTTCGGTTAGATTCAGACATCACGAACTAAATCTTCGAAAAAACAAGCACGGGAATCCACATCTCCAGCATTCGTGGAATAAATATGGAGCGGCAAATTTCCAGTTTTCCGTAGTAGAAATATGTGATAAGACAAAATGTTTTGAACGAGAACAACATTACATCGATACACTTCATCCGGCTTACAATATTCTTCCTAAAGCCGGAATCGTGACAGGTTATAAACATACCGCCGAAACAAAAGCTAAAATCTCAAGAGCGTTTACAGGAAAAAATCACCCCGCGTACTCTGGAGAATACATGTTTTATCACCCCGTACATGGCATGTTCATTGGTGGTATGATGGAATTCAATAAAAGGTTTGGGCTTCGTAGAAACATTGGAAGTAAGCTCAAAACAAGGTTACTGGATAAATCCCACGGATGGATTTATATTGGAAAATCTACTGATACCCCACCAGAACATATCGATGAATTCTATCACTCTCGTTGTTTCAACGATAGTCCAATTCATCATTTCATTCATACCGATGGAACTACGTTTAGCGGAAGAATGACGGAGTTTTACCACAAATATAAGTTGGATACCTCAACCATATCGAAACTGATAAGAGGAAAACGAAAATACGCTTTCGGATGGCGTATAAAAACTTGACTATGAACCGAAGATAAGTTATAATACTTGTATGAATGATGCGCCAAAAAAGAAAAAAGTAGTGTCGTACAGTCAATTTTCCAAATGGTATTCTTGTCCAAATTCGTTTTATCTCGATTATGTCAAGAAACTCAAGATGTTTGAGGAAAACCTGATCATGTCGTTCGGAACGGCAATTCACGAAACAATACAGACATACTTGAAAGCACTCTACAAAAAGACCGAAGAGAAAGCCGACAAAATGGATATGATGAAGTTTTTCATCTGGGCCTTCAAGAAGGAAATCACCCGAAAGAAAATCCCACATACTCCAGAGCAACTAGCCGAGTTTATTGAAGATGGACGGAAGATACTGGAAGCATTCCGCCAGATCGATAACCGCCTGAAACATTTCCCCACAGACAAATACGAACTTCTGGACATCGAGCACGAACTCAAAATTGATATCAAGAACAACGTCGGTGTAGTAGCATATCTCGATCTGGTTCTCAAAGAGAGAATGACTGGCAAAATCAAAATCATTGACATCAAGACGGCAACTCAAGGTTGGAATAACTACCAGAAAGAAGACTTCACAAAGACAAGCCAGCTTGTCCTTTACAAAGCTCTTTATAGCAAGAAGTATAATATCCCACTCCACATGATTGATGTAGAGTTTTTTATCGTCAAGCGGAAACTTTACGAGAACTCCACCTTCCCTCAGAGCCACATCCAAATCTTCAAACCGAAGTCTCACCAAGCCGACGTTCTCCAAGTCATCAACGAGTTCTCTCGGTTTGTAGATGAATGCTTCGACCTCGATGGCGATTACAAACAAGATATGAGCCATCTCAAAATCCCCGGGAAATGGAGCAAAAACTGTAAGTATTGCACCCACAAAGGCAAGAATTGCGATGCGGTTCCTGATCTCTTGCCGTAAATTGCAATATAATTAGTCGTTTTTTGGATAGGCATATATGTATGCTTGAAAGTGTATATGCATATCACAGGAAAATGACTATGAAGAAAGTTGCAACTACAGTAAAGATTGTCTCCCCTATCTACGACGAATTCAAGGTACTCGGAATCCGAGGACGATTAACCCTACAAACGTTGGTTGAGAAATGTGTTTATCGATACGTGACGGAAGAAACCTTCCGCAGTGAAATCAATAACATGATTCTGCCGGCATTCGCGGATAGCGGTTCAGTTACTCCTGCGGCCTAAACCAAGATTACATTATTCTTATGCCAAAACCAAGAATGTGTTTACTCTCTGACGATCTCCGAATGAACTCGGGCATCGCTACAATGTCACGGCAGTTGGTTCTCGATACCGTTCACATGTTTGATTGGGTACAAATCGCTGGTGCTATCACTCACCCAGACAAAGGAAAAGTCTTTGATCTTTCACAGGCGACCAATCAAATGAAAGGAATCAAGGATGCCTACGTGAAACTTTATCCAACCGATGGATACGGCAATGAGCAGATGCTTTTCCAGATCATCGCTCAAGAAAAGATTGATGCCATTTTACACTTCACCGATCCACGTTTTTGGTCGTGGTTATATTCAATAGAGAACCAGATCAGGGCCAGAATACCATTGACTTATCTCAATATTTGGGATGACATTCCATATCCAATGTACAATCGGGCATTCTATGAGAGTTGCGATGCTTTATTTAGCATCAGCAAGCAAACCATGAACATCAATCGGCATGTGCTTGGGCCAGAAAATACGTACTTCCTGACCGATGATATGGGCAACGACCCAAAGGCATATGCCCACGGAAAAACATTACTTCATCTTGTTCCACATGGCATTGATTCAGATGTTTTCAAGCCTCTCCCCAAAGACGACGCGAAGCTGGTTGAGATGCGTAAACGAGTTTTCCAAGGGCGGGATTACAAATTTGTTATCTTCTACAACTCCCGAAACGTTCAACGTAAACGCACAAGCAACATCATCCTTGCCTTCCGTGCCCTTTGTGATAATCTCCCAGCCGACGAAGCCAGCAAATGCGTGTTGATTCTTCATACCGAAGTTATGTGTGATGCGGGTACAAACCTTCTCGCAATCAAAGAAGCATTCTGTCCCGACAACAACATCATCTTCTCGCCGGGCAAACTGTCACCCGAGGATATGTGTCTGATGTACAATCTTGCCGACATAACCATCAACGCATCCTCGAACGAAGGATTCGGACTATCGGTTGCTGAAAGCATTATGTGTGGAACACCCGTATCTGTTGCCGTCACCGGAGGATTGCAAGACCAGATCGGGCAAACCGAAGAGGATGGAAAACCAGTTGAATTCAAGTTAGACTTCGGAAGCAACAACATCGGACGTTACAAAACTCACGGACCTTGGGCATATCCGGTCTGGCCAGTAACTCGTATGGTTCAGGGATCTATTCCCACACCATACATTTTCGATGACCTTACCAAGTGGGAGGACTTTGCCGACAGCTACATGTACTGGTATCTCATGGGCGATGAAAAACGAGCCCGCTGTGGTCAGATCGGACGTGAATGGTGTCTCGGGGAAGGTGGGTTGAACTCTAAAAATATGGGCCAGCAGTTCATCAATGGAATGGAGTTCCTCTTCAAAAACTGGACTCCGCCCAAGAAATTCGGGTTCTATACCAAAGATAACTATATCGGCAACCAGATGCCTCATAAGTGTTTGGGCTTCCCAATGCCTATTATCGACAAGGAAGAAATCCAGAAAAAGATCGAGTCACTAAAATTATGAGTGATATTGAAAAAGTTATTTCTTACTGGAATAAACGGCCCTGCAACATTTTTCATTCCCAAAAAGAAATTGGAACCCGCGAGTATTTCGACGAAATCGAAGCGAGAAAGTACTTTGTCGAACCACACATTCCAAAATTTGCTGGGTTTGAAAAATGGAAAGGAAAACGAGTGCTGGAGGTAGGATGTGGAATTGGAACTGATACCATAAACTTTGCCAGAAATGGTGCTTCAATCACCGCAGTTGATATCTCAGAGAAATCCCTTGAAATTGCGAAAACGAGAGCCGAAGTATTTGGCGTATCAAACAAGATTACGTTCTACCGCTGTAATGCGGAAAAGCTTTGGCCGACGGTACCAAGGGAAGGATATGATCTGGTGTATTCATTTGGTGTAATTCACCATACACCAAACCCTCGGAAAGTCATTGAAGAAGTTCTTCAATATTACACGCACCGAGAAACAATCCTGAAAGTAATGGTCTATCATAAACATTCTCTAAAGGCGTTGAATATGTTTATGGGATTTGACAATACAACAGAAGCTCAAGAAGGATGTCCAGTCGCCTACACGTACACTCGACGTTCTCTCAAACACTTCCTCAAGGGCTTTGACATTCAGCAAATGGATGTAGAGCATATTTTCCCTTACGTCTTGTCGGAATACATCAATTACAGTTATGTTAAAAAGTGGCCATATCAAATAATGCCTCCATCTTGGTTCCAATGGTTGGAGCATCGAGTTGGATGGCATCTTTGCATCACTGCGAAGAAAAAAGATCAGTTATGAACGAAGTCAATTACACCATAGCCACTGAGCGAGGTGGCTCTCAAACACTTACGTTTTGCTACCCATCGGAAAGGCCAGTTGCTCAATCCTATGGGATTTTCATTTCACTTCCAGAAAACAAATCTGTAGCCACTTTGATCTTTCCCGGGAATACCATCGTAATTCAACTCAATAAAAACTTGAATTGGGTCCAGAGAATATGCTATAATGCCCTCGGTTTTAAGTACAAAACTCTATGAAAATTTACGTCAAAAAAATCGAGGGGGTTACTCTTCCTGAAAAAGGTTCCGAACTTGCCGCTGGATACGACATTGTTGCGACCAGTGATCCAAAGATTGTGGGAGAACAGATAGAAGCGTTGGCTTGGGCTCGAATCGATTACATCGAATACGAAACGAATTTATTCATTGCTCCCTCCACAGTCACATTTCACACCCTCATCTATCCACGATCGAGTGTTTCGCGGTATAACCTTGTCCTTGCAAACAGCATTGGACTTATTGATAATGATTATCGAGGCATGGTAATCTGTCGATTCAAATACATTTGGCAACCACAGGATTATACCGGTCAACAAACTGAATATAAAACGTGTCAATTGTTTGGAACCCCCAACATGGAAAAAATATACAAACGAGGGGACAAAATCGCACAACTTGTTATTGCTCCAACCGTACAAGTAGATTGGGAGTTTGTCGATGATTTGACACAGACAACAAGGGGTGAGGGTGGATTTGGATCGACCGATTCGTCACAGCATACTACCATTCAACCGAAGAAAGAAACAATACGGATTGGTGGAGGAGCAACCATAACCGAACGCTATTTGGAAACGGGAGGTATCCCCGTCAAAGAACGCTACATAGACGAAATCAGAAAGCGGAGTGAATAAACATGAAGCATACTTGGAGAACTGCGATGGAGTTGATCTATAATAATACAGATGATATTATCATATGGAGAACTACTCATCGCCCCTACATACTCAACGGAGAACCGTACGGTATGCAAATAGAAGTTGCACATAACGTTACCAAAGACGCTTGGGTCAAAATTACTCCGGGGTCAGGGTCTAGGATGAATATTATCACAGAAATAGAAGCGAGAGTGTTGATGGAAAGAGGTACCAAGCTACGAGCCGAACATAATAAAATAGAACGTGTTTGGTATGATCTGGATGATGGTAATAAAAAATACGTTTGGAAAAACTATGAAAAAGGAAATAGTTGCTGCTGAAACAAAGTATTTCTGTGATGTTCATCCAGATCGGGAATGCTTCTCCCAAGTGGAGAGTGTCAGTTGGTATGGGAGTACCAAGTTTGACATGATGCAGATGGAACTTCATCTGTGTGATGATTGTATGGTGGAATTCTATACGTACATGGAACAAAAATACAGAGTAAAACCAAAAGATGTGATATTATGAGTAAACCTATTTGCATTCTCCAGAGTCCTATTTGGACACGATCAGGATATGGTGACTGGGCAACGACCATCGCCAAGAGTCTTCTTCGTTACGACAAGTTTGACTTGATGCTTGCTCCAACAGTTTGGGGAGCGTGCAGCAAGAAAAATCTGGATGAAGAAATCAATGACCCCGAAGGAAAGGTGCTTCTCACCAAAGTTATTCGTGGACCGCTTCCTCGCCAACCGGAGGTGTTTATACAAGTCACAATTCCGAATGAGTTTGCAACACCCGCAAAGTTCAACATTGGAATGACAGCGGGCATCGAAACAACTGTCCCACGTCCTGAATGGATCGAGGGATTGAACCGAATGAACTACAACATCGTGACTTCGGTTCATGCCCGTGACGTATTAGCACAGGCAACCTACTCCAAAAAGAACCCAGACAACAGCGTAGTACCTCTCCGAGTGGAGAAACCTATGGACGTTTTGTTCTGGGGAGCCAACACGAAAATCTTCAAGAAGACAAGTGAAAGAACCTCCACGATTGATGCAACTTTCCAAGACATCAAAGACCAGTTTGGGTTCTTGTTCGTTGGTCAGTGGACGGGAGGCAATATGAATGCCGACCGTAAGGCCATCGGGTTCCTGATCAAAACTTTCTTGGAAACGTTCCGCGACGTGAAAGACCCGCCTTGTCTCATTCTCAAAACAAGCGGAGCCCAACTCAGTGTTATGGATCGATACGAATGCATAGGCAAAATCAAGGAAGTCACCGAGATTGTCAGGGGACAACATCCTGCTTCTGCCTTTCCGAACGTCTATCTTCTTCACGGAGAACTAACCGATATGGAAATGAACGCATTGTACAATCACGAAAAGGTGAAAGTACATGTGAGCTTCACACATGGAGAAGGATTCGGGCATCCGTTGCTTCTATCCACGTTGAGTGGCAAACCTTTGCTAACTCCTCATTGGAGCGGGCACTTGGACTTCTTGAATCCGTCCTTTACCAAGTTCTTCGAGGGAAAATTGGTGCCCATCCCGGGAGAGGCTGTCAACGACTGGTTTGTCAAAGATGCTCAGTGGTATGAAGTGGATTATGAAGCCGCTGGAAGAAAGATGAAGGATTACTTCAACAACTATACCGACAAATTGCCAGATGCCGAGAAGCTACGAGCCGAAAATGAGAAGAAGTTCTCGTTGGAAGCTATGGACAAAGTGTTCCACTCTATTCTTGACAAGTGCGTTCCGAAGTTTTCAACCGAGCAAACCATCAATCTGCCAAAGTTGAAAAAACTCAATCTTCCTCGTTTGGCAGTTAAAAAACAAGAAAATTAAGTTTTTTGAGTTTTGGAATTATATTTATGGATATGGAATACTACATATACCATTTAATAGATCCTAAAACACATCTACCATTTTACGTTGGTAGAGGTAAAAATAACAGGATGTATGACCATGAATGTTTAGCAATAAATGGGCATATTCCAAACAACAACTTACATTTATATCATAAAATACGTAAAATAATGCGAGAATCAGGAAGCATTCAATACCTTAAAATTGCGGAACATCTGCCTTTCGCTGTTGCTAACCAAAAAGAAATAGAAGAAATCTCCAAATGGAAAAGAAAAAGAGATGGAGGAATTTTATGTAATTTAACACTGGGAGGAGAAGGATGGAACGGAAATCACACGCCATTAAGTAAAATAAAAATGTCAAGATTAGCCAAATCTCCTCAAAGATTAAGTACCGCAACCAACAACGTTCAAAAGGCAATTCAAAAAAATACAGGATGGAGAAAATTGGAAAGATTTCATTCAAAAATTATTCAAGATTACGAATCCAAATGTCTAACGGAAGTACAAAAAAAGTATGGAGTATGTTTTCAAACATTACAAAAATATCTTAAAGAAAAAGGAATATTCGTTGCAAACAAAAATAGAAAAGATACCGAAGAAGTTAGAAAGAAAAAATCTATAGCAAATCGGGGGAAAGCATCTCGGCCAGTAAATCAATATTCTTTGGATGGGAGTTTCTTAAAGGCATGGTCAAATATGTCATCTGCATGTGAATTTTTGGGAAAACCCAATCGACAAGGTGACATTTGTACCTGCTGTTTGGGAAAACAAAAAACGGCGTTCGGATATAAATGGAAATATAAGTAATAAGTTATGAAAATCAGTTACTTGGTCACGTGCAGCACCGAAACAAAAACACTCAAAAACCTGTTTGAAAAACTCATTCTGGTTCTTCCCAACTCGGAAGATGAAGCCGTTGTTCTTATTGATTCGGATTCTGTCATTCCCGAAACCAAAGAAATCTGCAATCGTTTCCTTTCGGGTTCTCTAGGTCAAATTCGTTTACTTGACCATTCATTATCGCGCAATTACGGTGCTCATAAAAATTGGGGAGCAGAGCAGTGTAACGGAAATTGGATTTTCCAGATTGATGGGGATGAGGTTCCATCTGAGTTTACCCTCGGTGATAACCTTCATGAAATCATAAAATCAAACCCAGATATGGATTTGATTTATGTCCCAAGAATCAATGATTTCAGGGGAGTGCAAGATATTCATGCCAAACAGTGGGGATGGCATCTGACCATTTCACCGATTTATAAACGATATCGTGTCAATTGGCCCGATTATCAGCCGCGAGTTTTTTTACGTGACCCATCTCGCATAAAATGGGATCGACGGCTTCATGAAAAGATTGAAGGATTCACCAATTATGCCACCTTACCTGCCGACGAGGAATTTGCTCTCTATCATGACAAAACCATTGAAAAACAAGTCGAAACCAATGTAAGATACAATCAGTGGTTCACCGAAGAGGAAAACCGAGGACATGATGTCTTTTCCCAGAAGAAACTATGAATAAACTAGTAGATGATTACGATTGGCCGAACTACACCGACATTTACGCTCGTCAAACCGCCGATATGCAAGCCGAGAAAACTGATTTCTTGGTTAAGAACTCGTATGTAGAAAATGACAAAGATGTCATCGTGTGGAAGGACAACCTCCACCAAAACTGGAAAGAACTCTACACTCAAGCTACGCAGAGGAAAGTCGTTAGTGTCTTTGAGTGTGGGTGTGGTCCGGGGTACCACCTTTACAACATTCGCAAACTTATGCCGTGGATGGAAGTGTACGGGGCAGAACTTCTTCAAAGTCAACTCGACTTCGGCAGAAATACAATGGGAATTCCAGAGGACTTGTACGAAACCATTGAAATAGTGGACTTCTCGGTTCCCTGTGCATCGTGCTTGTTCAACTTCAAATATGAGTTTGTCTTTACACAGGCGGTAACCATGCACCTGAATCATGACAAGGCCATCGAGTTCATTCGTAATATGGCAAATATCAGTTCCAAATACATCTTCTTGATGGAAAACTGGAACAACCACGATTATCCAACTTTACTGAAAGAATCGGGTATCCTAAACGTCTTCTCTTATGAAATGATAAAGGGAGAGTTCCAGACCTACCTATTACTCACCAAATAAAACCTATGGGATACACACGAAAAGGAATCATCTTGGCGGGAGGATACGGAAGCCGTCTCTTCCCACTCACTAAAGCCGTCAACAAACAGTTATTGCCTGTCTTTGACAAACCCATGATTTACTACCCGCTGACTACACTGGTCTCGTGTGGCATTCAAGACATATGCATTATATCGAGCTACGAATATCTTCCTCTCTATAGGGAGTTATTTGATGATGGAAGTCAGTGGGGGTTGACCATCACCTATCGTTTACAACCAGACCCAAAAGGCTTGCCACAAGCATTTACCATTGCCGAGGATCATTTGGGTGATGCCAACATATTGATCCTTGGGGATAATATCTTTCACGGGTTCAACTTCTTCCCGGAAACTCTACCCAAACATGATGGTGGAGGTGAAATATGGGCTTACGAAGTAGAAGACCCTCGGCGTTACGGAGTAGTTGTGTTTGGTGCCGATGGGAATCTCATTTCGTTGGAGGAGAAACCCACTCACCCAGCAAGCAACTACGCCGTCCCAGGCATCTATATGTTTGACAACAGAGTTGCTGAATACGCCAAGCAACTCGTTCCCTCGGCAAGAGGAGAGTTGGAAATTGTTGACCTTATCAAAAAGTATGCAGAAACCAGTAGGATTCACGTTCAAAAAATGCCTCGTGGTTCGGCTTGGTTAGATGCGGGGACTCCAGAGAGTTTGTCTCAAGCATCACTTTATGTTCAAACCATTCAAAGCAGACAAGGCATCATGATTGGATGTGTTGAAGAAGAATGTCTCAGGCAAAAGTTCATAACGGAGCCCGATATAGTGAAACTTCTTGCTACCTATCCAAAGTGTGCCTATCGGGATTACTTGGAGAAGATTCTATGATTCACATCTACGGAGCAACAGGCTATGTAGGACGAGAGTTTTGCGTTTATTTGGATGCTTACAACCGAGAGTATCGGGTGATTAGGGCCAGAGACCAGACTCGGGATACCCTCAACCAGATCTTCAAACATCAAAAACCAGAACTTGTTCTCAACTGTGCTGGCTACACGGGGCATCCTAACGTAGATGCCTGTGAAGACCACAGAATGGAATGTGCTTCGGGAAACATTACATTCCCCCACAGGTTAGCCGAAGTGTGCTACTCACACGACGTTCCGATGGGCCATATTTCATCGGGATGCATCTATACGGGTAAGCGTCCTGATGGGAAGGGGTTCACAGAAGAGGACAAGCCCAACTTCACCTTTGAGCAGAAGAATTGTAGTTTCTACAGCGGGACGAAAGCTATGGCCGAAAAGTATCTATTCGATTTCCCCGAAGTCTGGCAATGGAGACTGCGTATTCCCTTCAACAATGATATGGAATGCCCAAGGAACTACCTCTACAAACTCCTCAACTACAAACGACTCCTGAATGCAGAAAACTCTCTTTCGCAAATCAATCAGTTTGTGGTAGCGTGCATGATTTGTGTGAAAAAACGATTTCCATTCGGTATCTACAACATAACCAACCCCGGATCAGTTACGACAAAACGGATTACCGAATTGTTCAACAAATATATGGTTCCGCCCCGCGATTTTCAGTTTTTTGAGAGTGACGAAGCGTTCAATGCAACTGTCAAAGCCCCAAGATCGAACTGCGTTCTTGACTCTTCTAAAATCATCAACCTCGGGGTACCTTTGCCTCCATTGGAGGAAGAACTGGATAAGGCCATCCGAATAGGACTACACTATGACCCTCAATAATATCTCTGTCATTGGAATAGGAAAACTTGGGCTCTGCTTCGCTCTCAACCTTGAAAAATGTGGATACAACGTCGTGGGCGTTGATATTGACCCCTCCTATGCTGCCTCGATCAACAACAAAACCTTTACGTCACCCGAGCCGAACGTGAATGAATATCTGCGAGCGTCGTCCAACTTTACCACCACGACCATCCTCGAAAGAGCATTGGATAATGACATTCTATTTATCGTTCTACAAACACCGTCTTCTTCTATCGGAACCTATGACCAGAACTACATCGACCGCGTGACCGATGAAATCGTTTCCTTTGGTAAACCCAAAACACACAAGTACCTTGTCATTTCCTCTACCACAACTCCGAAATATTGTGAAGCCCTGAACTCGAAGATGATTCCCTTTAACTATGAAGTCATCTACAATCCAGAATTCATTGCCCAAGGATCGATCATTCATGACCAACAAGAACCTGATATTGTTCTCATTGGAGAATCGAATATTGCTGGCGGTAATATTGTAAAGAACATCTACCAGAAACTCTGTGTCAATAATCCTCCCATGTGCCACATGAGTCTCACTGAGGCCGAGATTACCAAGATTGCTCTCAACTGCTTCGTGACCACCAAAATCGCCTACGCCAATACAGTAGGAGATCTGGCAATCAGAATGGGGTGCAACCCCGATGTTATCCTCAAAACCATTGGAACAGATACACGAGTTGGATCAAAGTGCTTGAAATATGGATTTGGTTACGGCGGGCCATGCTTCCCCCGAGACAATCGGGCATTCGGTGTTGTCTGTGAAATGAATGGTGTTAACCCCCATATCAGCTACGCGACAGACAAAAGTAATCAATCCCACCTTATTCAACAACTAATGAACTTTTCCCGTAAGCCATATGATACCAACAAAATGGTGACTATTCGGGGAGTATCTTACAAAGAAGGAAGCGTCATACTGGAAGAATCACAAAAGTTGAAGTTTGCCATTGGGCTTGTTGATATGGGATATTCAGTTATGATCGAAGACCGGGCCGAAGTCATTCGTGAGCTTCGCCAAAAGTACGGGAACAAGTTTACCTACACCATCATCTAATGAAACGAAAATTTTTACACTTTTCCACTTTTCCACTGTATTTGTTTGTTTTCCAGTAATTTTAGACTATTGATATGAAATCTGTTTTTCTAACTGAAATGGGGTTCCAAGGTCAAGTCCCTCCCGACCATCCCAACCTCAGAACCGAATTTTGCTGGATGCTTGCATTAGAGGCAGACCACTTTAACATTTATCATTATGAAATGGTAAAAGGATATGATGTTGTATTTGTCATTTTTCCAAAGGCAATGGTTAAACTAAACGCTTTTGGGGTCGAATTAGGAGACATTACTACTATTACTAAGCCCGCATTCCCCGAAGATAAAGTTGATTACCCAGATAATAAGTTACACGCAACCCCACTACCTAATGAATTACATTCATCTATTACTAATGATTCATATGAATTAAAAGATATATACAAGAAACAATTGAGCCTATACAAATTTCCTATAATAGAAACTTTACGTCTTCACAATAAAAAGGTATGTTTTGTTCAGGAAGGTGATCATTATTTGTTCAATGACTATGACATGGAGACTCAGTTTCATTTCTACAACCAACTTGCCGACTGTGATGTTCTCTTCGCTCACAATCAAACCGATGCCATTTTTTACAAGGGGTTGTTTCAAGGGAAACGGGTAGATGTCATTCCGACTCTCATGTATCCTCCTCCCTTGTCCGAACCAGCGGAGAAACAGAACAAAGTAATCATAAGTGGAAACTTCTGTCGGTGGTATGGTGGATTCCAAAGCTATATGGTAGCCCAGACATTTGATTGCCCAATCTATGTTCCATCATCTCATTGTAAACGGAGAGGAGAAGAACAAGTCCCTAATCTAACTCATTTGCCATGGACTAACTGGACCGATTGGATGCAATGCTTATCCAACTTCAAGTATGCTGTAAACCTCATGCCAACAGTAGCAGCGGGCACATTCAGTTTGAACTGTGCCTATTGGGGCATTCCGTGTATCGGTAATGTTGAAGTAGATACGCAAAAGGATCTATTCCCGCACTTGTCTGTTCACATCCACAATGTTCAAGGAGCTATGAATAGGGCCGAAATCCTGAAAAGTGAGAAAATGTATAGCCATATGGGCAGAATGGCAAACGAACTTATGAGAAACTCTTGGCATTTCGATCGAGACAAGTGGCTCGATCATATGGAAAGAACTGTCAATGGATAATCGTTTCATCATCGTCATAGGCAGTCGTAACAACTCCCAATGGGTAGAGAGTAATCTTGGTTCTGTACTCAGTCAAGATTACACCAACTATAGGGTTCTCTATTTTGATGATGCATCTGAAGATGATACCGCCGAAAAGGCCAGAGCAATAGTGAAAGGCGATAAGCGGTTTGAGATTTATGATCTTTACAAGAAGCGCAAATACAAGACGTGGTATTTTGCTCACATAGACCCCGAGAACGACAATGACATTCTGGTGTTCTTGGACGGCGATGACATGTTTGCTAGCGAGAATGTATTGTCATACCTCAACTCGGTCTATAACCAAACAGGTTGTTGGATGACCTACGGAGGGATGCGAGTGTGGAATGGAGGAGAAGACATTGCCGAACCCTTTCCACAGAACTCTATCATTCCAGATCAAGTCAAAGCCACGAAAGCATATCGCAAAGATACGTGGAGAAGTTCCCACCTTAAATCTATGCGGGGGTTCCTCTGGAAGGCATTTGACAAAAAAGACCTTTGCCCTGACGGAAAATATATGGTAGGGCCAGATGATCTGGCCATTATGTTTGCTATGCTTGAAATGTGTCCTCCTGAAAAAGTGTATCGGGTGACCGACCCCCTCTATATCTATAATCACAGTGAAGCCAATCAACATAGCCGAGCTTATACCGACCACAAAGAGAGCAAGATTGACTATGAGAGCATTGTAAGGAGCAGAAAGCCCTATGATACGATTTCGTTCGTTGCGCCAACACTCGCTGGAGGGCTGGGAAACCAAATGTTTGAGATTGCGGCTGCGGCTTCACTGGCGAAAGACAATGGCGCAGTGCTCCTCATCAACAACGAGGAACACGTCCTCCCTAATCAGGGGAGGAATGTCAACAACTATCTCGACAACATCTTCTCTCGGATAATGATGGAGAAGAACCTTCCGATTCAAAATGTTTTTAGACAACGCAACTGTACGTACGAACCTATTCCATATCAACCAAATCTCAAACTCATGGGGCACTTTCAATCATGGAAGTATTTCGATCACAATCGAGAATACATTCAGAGGTTGTTTGGTCTCGACAAGCATGATAGTAGAGCGTTTGGCGATGTAGCCGTCCATGTCAGGCGAGGAGACTACTACAAGTTTCCAGATCATCATCCACAACTACCACCCAAGTATTTCATCGATGCTGTGAAGCTGGCAAAAGCCAAACAGGTTGATGTATTCACTGATGACCCCAATTGGTGCAAAGAAAACCTCGATTTCGGAGTTCCTACTTTCTACGATTGTCCGTCTCCACCCAACGATTGGGTTGAGCTTTACCGAATGATGTGTTACCAAAACCTCATCATTTCCAACAGTAGTTTTGGGTGGTGGGGAGCCTATCTAAGCCGACACCCCGATGTCAAAATTTATGTTCCATCCGTATGGTTTGGTCGAGCCATGATAGCCGAAGGATTCAATATAGACGATCTGGTATTACCAGAATGGATAAAGATGCAAGTATGATCTATGCCATGGGAAACAGCCACGCCAATTTCTTCTCAAACTCTCACCCCGGCGTAATCGGATGGGGAGACCATACGAGATACCCCGAGCTTGGATGGAAAGGTACAAGGAACGAATACTTCATGTCTTATTCGGCGAACTTTCACAACCCCGAGTACCGACATGTATTAGCACACAAATTTGTTGAACGGCACTTTCCTTACATCATCAACGCCATCAATCAAGTACCCATGACCAAGAAAGACTACATCATGTTCATTGTCGGGGAGATTGATTGTCGTTGGCATTTCCCCAAAAAAATCAAAACACAAAATTGCACAGTTGATGGTGTATTGACAGAAGAAATGGAATATTTCTTTCCGGCATTCCTATACCTGAAAGAAAATGGATATAACATCGTAGGATGGGGCGGTCACCCCTCTACTACAAAAGGACATAACAACGACCCCGACAATCCTATTTATGGAGATTGTTTGTTAAGAAACGAAATCAGCTTGAAATGGAACGATTTATTGAAAGATAGATGCCAACAAAACGATATCAAGTTCATATCCATTATCCGAAATCTGATCAACCCCGGCGGATTTACCAAGATGGAATACTTTTGGGATGATTATCATCTAAAGCCAAGCGTTCTTCCAATAGTCATAGAAAAATGCAAAGCAGAAGGCATTATATGCTGAAACCGTTACCAGAACTCATTACCGAATACAAACTTGTTCTGCGAGGTGTAATCCATATTGGAGGGCATCGAGGGCAAGAGTATCCTTACTATAAATCGGCGGGATTGAAAAATATCATCTTTGTAGAGCCGCACCCTCATAACTTTCAATACCTGAAAGAAAACGTGGGGGCGGAATGTGTTCTCTTTGAAATAGCTCTTGGTAATACTAAAGGAACCATCGAGATGTTTGTAGAAGAAGCAAACCAAGGTCAATCATCATCGATACTCGAACCAAGAGTTCATCTACTTCAGTATCCACAGATTGAGTTTCTCTATAAAATAGATGTTCCCATTACCAAACTCGACTTGCTTCCTTTTAGCCGGCCCGACTTCAACTTCATCAACATTGACGTTCAAGGATATGAGTTGGAAGTATTCAGGGGAAGTACTGAAACTTTGAAAAGTATTGATTACATTTATGCTGAAGTCAATCGCGACGAACTCTACAAGGATTGTGCCAGAGTGGAGGATGTGAGCAAATTCCTCGGCGAGTTTGGGTTTGAGATGGTAAATGTGTGGTGGTTAGGAGGGTCGTGGGGCGATGCTTTGTATGTCCGATAAACCAATGCTCAATATGATAGGAGGAGGGTTTCAACATGCTTTCTCCTCCTGTGGATGGAATCATCCCAAGGAAATTGTATGGGATAAGACTACTCATAACAGTTCCATATCCGTTCATATCGACGCGGCTGTCTTTGACATCCTTCCTAATAAATCCAAACTGAACATTGCGTTCTTCTGTGAATCGCCTTACTTCATGCGTCCGTATGCCGCGAGATTTGACAACCCCACCGTCAAAGCGTGGGCTCTAGAGAACTACAAGTGGATTTTCACCAGCGACAAAGGAGTACTGAAAAAGCATCCTGAATTCAAATACATCATTCCTCATGCTCATCCGTGGATTCAGGATCGAGCCATCTTCCCCAAGACAAAGTTGGCATCCATCATCGCATCAGCAAAGCGGGAATCACCGGGTCATCAGCTACGACATATCGTTGTGAAGAACTATGGCGATTCTATAGATGCTTTCGGTGGAGGATATAAACCCATAAAGCTCAAAGGAGAAGGTTTGAATGATTACATGTTTTCTTTTGCCATCGAAAACGTAGAGATTGAGGGCTATTTCACCGAAAAAATAACTGATTGTTTCGCCTGCGGAACTATACCTATATACTGGGGAGACCCTACCATCTCCGACCACTTTGTCGAAGAAGGTATCGTTCGGTTGAACGATGGGTTTGATGGAAGTTGTCTTACCCAAGAGTTTTACGAGTCCAAAATGAGTTACATCAAAGAAAACTTCGAACGAGTCGTCAATTTTCCAATACCGGAGGATTATATTTACCTCAACTACCTGAAATAACCTATGAGCGAATACACATTAGTTTCATCTTTGCACAACCAAGGAACTTACTATTATCCAGATAATATCAAAGCAATAATAGACCTTCCGAGATTTTACTGGTCCCAATGTAGATTTGATAACAATAACCGAGGAGATTGGGAAAGTGGTACCTTAGCAAATGGAGGCATCAACTTTCTCTATGGACTTTACGATTTGATTGTAGAAAACTTTGGCGAGAATTGTAAAGATTTTGTCGTTGCTGAAATCGGATGTTATGCGGGGGTATCTACTTCATTGTTTGCCGCTACCTGTAAATTCGTGTACGCCATCGATCCATGGGGGAGTGTAACACCTGATGGCATAGAATCGGAGAGGCGATTTGATGAAGTGCTGAAAACCAGATCGAATATCAAAAAAATGAAAATGTACAGTGTAGAGGCCAGTCCTCTCTTTGAACCCGAATCACTGGATGCCGTGTACATCGATGGAGATCATTCTTACAAAGCCGTGCTGGAAGATATAGACGCTTGGTACCCAAAAATCAAGAGGGGAGGAATTCTATGTGGGCACGATTTTACATGTGTCGATGTATCAAAGGCTTTACAAGAACGATTTCCAGAAAAATTTCCACCCAAACATTATTGCGATGTTAGTTGGGCGTTCAAAAAAGACTAACCTATGAGCGAATACACATTAGTTTCATCTTTGCACAACCAAGGAACTTACTACTTCGTCAAGCCCGAAATAGCGGGCGTTGGATTGATGGGCTATTTCATGCAAGTGGTGAGGGCCATATTCAAGTTCCCAGATCAAAAGTACTACATCTACATTGGGCCTCCCACGGGTGGAGAAAATGTATGGGATTTCTACTTCAAGCAACCAAATCCCGAAATCAACCCGAATAAAGATCAAAAGATTGCCGACGTGGGAATCATCTTCGATGAGGAAAGTGAATTCGTGGAGATTTACCCGTGCATGAAGAAGTTAACACCCGACCAGATCAAAGACCGCTGGAGAAAATTCAACGGCATCACGAAGAAGTACTTCGTGTTGCACGAGCCCCTCCAAGCGAAAATCAATGAGTTCAAAGCCAATCATTTTACTGGCAAGAAAGTCATGGGGCTTCATTACCGTGGAGCCGATGCGTTTACGAGAGTAAGCGGCGATGCTCCTCCTCATGTGACCACGCTCTTTGAGAGAATAGACAAAGAACTTGAGGGGTTTGATGCTATCTTTGTCTGTACCGACGACACCGAAACGTTTGGGTTACTCACGTCCCGTTATGGATCGAAAGTCATTCACTACGAAATAACAACCCGAAGTACTGTCGATCATGGCAACTATCCTATGTCTCGTGATGCCTTATCCAGTTGGACTCGAAACAACAAGGGATACAAGATTGGAGAAGATCTGGTCATGGAAACACATTTGCTTGCCTCTACAGATTTGTTACTATGCGGATGTTTTGGAAACGTCAATGCGTTTGTAAGAGCATTAAATCCAGAACTGCCCGCCAAGATTATGTTCGTTCCAACAATACTATGAGCAATGTAGTGTTCATTCATGCCGCCAATATGGCAATAGATAAGCGGGGACGACCCAGCCTTGGGCGGTGTCAGCAAATCATCGATCGAATGATTGTGTTCATCATGGACGCAAGAATCTACGAAGATGTGTCGGCAATCTACTTGAACTATACAGGTGAAAAAGAACTCAAGTTTGACGTGCCGAAGGCGGTTTTGAAGCACCATGAAGGAGACGTTCACCAGTGGGAGTTTCCAACTCTTCAACAAATGAGAGCCCATTGCAGGGCCAATCCAGAAGACAACGTGCTTTACCTTCACACACAAGGAGTCAGCGAGGGATTTCACCATATTGAAGGAGAGTTCATCCACAACCTTATTGAGCAAAGGCGCGATTATCACTTCTATTGGAACATCACCAAGTACAAAGAAGTATTGGAGCATCTCAAAACGTATGATACTTGCGGAGCTATGCTCGTTGCTCTGAACGCCGATGTAGAGAGAGGCGCGGATGGTCGCCCACACGCCAAAAGCTTGCCCGCTCGTCCAGTCTGGCATTACTCTCAGAACTTCTGGTGGTCGCGGGCCGCTCATATCAATTCCTTGCCAGATCCGCAAAACTACCCTTTGATTTTAGATGAGAGGCATCAGGCCGAGTTTTGGCTTTGTTCATCCACGGGTACTGGCAGACACAAGTGTATTCATCAGTTGTACGAATCGTGGTGTTACGCCGATGATTTCAGTAAATCCCTCTATATGGACGAGGAACACATCAGGAAGTTCTCCTAAAACTTATGCTACAAATCAACATCTTCGGGTTCACCAAAAAACGATTCCCGTTTACGCAGTTTGCGATGAATGAAATCTGCAACATCTCTCCAGAGAACAAGGAGAAGATTATGCTTCATCTCTATTGCCACAAGGACGACAAGGATATGTGGTACAAGGAAGCCACGCAGGAGAAGTACCAAGATCTGGATGTTGCCATTCATTTGATGGACAATGCCGATTACGTTCACAAAGTTCCCATCGCCCATCAAACAACTGCCGAGTTCTCCTGTAAACTGGACGAAGATTGTTTCATGAGCCGTTACCTGTGGGATTATGCCATTGAGAATCTCGGATTACTGAACACCGACCCAAGGGTATCGGTCATCGTTCCTTTGCTGTCCAATGGAATACCATCCGTGGACTTGTTCCTTTTGGACTTCCTGCCCTTGGAAGAAAGAGAAC